CTGGGTCTAGTCCGGAGCGCTCAGCCTCGCGGCGGGCTTCTGCGGCATCAGACGGATCGTATGCGTCCCCATCGTAGCCGACAACCGGCTGAGACATCACCTGTATCCCCTGGTAGGCCATCACATCATGCGAGGCCGCGAGAGTAGTGGACTTGTCTACGAGCTCAAGCTGGCGCATAAGGACTGGCTCCAGGCTGGCGACCAGGCCTTTACAGAGCCTAATTACCACCACTACGATAACTGCCGCCATCAAGAGCGTCAAGAATGCTACCGAGAGTACGAACCACATCACCCAGGTTTCCACCAAGATTCTCCTTCATGCCTTCGATCTTTCCCTGGGCAACGAGCTGCGCATCCCGAACCAGATCGTGAGGGGCGTTGCTGCCGGTGAGGCCGACGAGCTGTGCGAGCTGTGCGATCGTGTTCTTCGCGAGGTACACCCGCTCAGTTTGAACCGGCATTCCCGGCTGGGAGCGCAAGATCACGTCCACTCCGGTGTCGATGAACGGACCCTCGCCAGAGCGCGTCAGGAAGTCCACTGCCGGAGCCTTCTCCGGGTTGGTCGTCACCTTGTAGTCGCCGCGGCCCATGTCACAGTCTCTTTTCTAGGTAGTCGATCGCGTTCTGGAGCAATGCTACCCTATCTTTGAACATTCCGAGCCCTCGATTGCAAGGGCCACAGAGACGACCTCGTGTCACACCTGTTTCGTGGCTGTGATCCCAGTGCAAATTCTCAGTCGCGCCACAAATACGGCACACTACCTCAGTGTCGAGCTGCTCCTCTGTGACGCTGTAAAGGCGCATCTGGCGTAAACGGCTAGCTCTCTGCGGATTACGATCAACCCAGTCGCGCTTACGCTGGGCAGCTTTCTCTCTGTTGTTCGCAGCCCAAGCCCCGGCAGATTGAATGACACACGCGCGGCAGTTCTTGGTCAGGCCATCCTTGAGTCGGCGGTCTGTGTAGAAGTCAGACGCAGGCTTGGTCTCCCCACAAGCCCCGCACTGCTTCTCTATCACACGAACTCCCAGTCTGAAAGATACTCAGTGTCCCAACGGGACTCCCTATCGTCGTCTACGAATGCTACCCTATCATCCGCTCGGAGCATAGCCATAGTCTGCTCATAGTTGAGGTGTATGCCCTCCTGAGCCTTCTGCTGAATGATCTCATCGACACTTGGCTGGAGCTCCGGCATCAGGGCGAAGAGGTAGCGAGCCGAGTCGAAAGCGTGGTCGTCCTTCTTGTGGACCTCCTCGTGCTTGTTGGTGTCGAAGCTCTTCTTGGCGCTCTCATAGCTCGCCCATTTCAACTTCTTGAGCTCACGAATGAGGTTCACACAGTTCGGGGAGATCATCCAGCGAGGCTTGCCCTTGCCCCAGCCGTTCTCCTTCTCCAGCCGGATGTACTGCTGCATCTTCTCGATGCCGACCTTTACATCCCTCGTGATGTCCGTGCCGATGAAGACCCCGTTGTTGGCGTACTCCGACACGTAGCTGATGCCGTTGACCACGCGGGCGTTGCCGTTGTTCGGGTCGCCCACCCGAATGATGCGCTCGGAGGGGGCCTGCCAGAACGTCTCGCGAGCGAGAACGATCTGAGCGTGCTCCTGGACCGTCATCTCGCTTCGGTAGTGCTCAGCGAACGTGTAGATCCTCCCGTCCGGTGCCACGGCGTGCCAGAGCCACGCGGTCGGGTTGTTGTAGCCGAAGTCGGCAGAGGTGTACCAGCGCCAGTCGCGGCTAGGGAGGAAGTGCTCCGCCAACACATGATCGTGCACGTTCCAGTTGGGGAACACACGACCTGAGCGAGGGAGAAACTCACCGGCCTCGCGAATCTTTCGCTCGTGCTCGTCCATGCCGACGTAGAACTTGCCGCGCTCTTTGATGGCGGTCTGGAGGAAGGGGTTGTCCTTCTGGCTGAGCTCGAAGGTGCCCACGTAGTCGATCTTGCCCTCCTTGGCGGGCTCCCAGAGCAGCTCGTAGGTCCAGCCAGTGCCCTCGACAGAGGTGGCGGCGATTACCCACAGGCCGTCGTAGTCCACGAGTCGCATGAGGTTCTCGTTGAATACTGAGAGCGGTGGGATCTCATCGAAGAAGACCGCGTGCAGCGCCGTACCCCCGTGCTTGTCAAGCTCCATTCCGTGCGTGAGGAACTGGATCGTGGAGCCGCTGGAGAACGTGAAGGTGAGCGTCGAGTTATTCCACGAGTTCTCGAAGATCCCGTCAATGAGCATGGAGGTCGAGCACCACCGCTTGAGCTCCGGGAGGATGATGCCGTGCACACCCTTGTCGATGTCCACTACAACGAACCGCATCTTCAGTGGCCCGTTGCCCCAGCGCTCAGGGCGCTTCTGGTACGGGTGGGTGTTCGTGCCCAGCCAGATCGCCTCGACCACCTCAGCGGTCGTCTTGCCCGCTCGGTTACCGGCGCTCATGTACCGCCCGGTGAGCGTGCACGAGTGAAAGTCGAGCTGTGCCGGGTAGGGCCGATAGCTCAAGATGTTGGGGCGGGTGATCGCTTGGTCGAGCTCAGCGAGCGCCAAGTCCATAAGACCTAGGACTGTGGTCGAGGTGTCCTTTACAGACGGCTTGCGAGGCATACCGTCATCCTACCCTATGCTGTGCTGCTATCAGTGGCCCCAAGAGCAACGAGAGCCTGAATCACCGACAGTAGCGCGATGTTGCCCCCTCGACTGCCAGTGATAGTGATGCCTGCGAGGAGCTGCACAGAGTCACCACCACGGTGATTGTGGTTACCCGAAGCAGCCTGGTTGTCTCCTGCCCCTAGGGTGTGGTGAATTGCCTCTTTACGGGCGTCCGTGTCCGAGTTTTGATGAAACCTCTCTACCTCTTCAGAGGTTGGGGGCCTATCTCGGGTAGTGAGATCTACCCCCTCGCCAGCGGCCATTTCAGGAGATGCCAGAGGGCCGCTTGAAGTAGCCCGCGATGAACGAGATCACGACGGTGAAAGCGGAAGACGCTTCCGCGGGGATCTCGACATCCGGCCAGATCAAGTTGACTGCGAAGACGACGAGCACAGTGATGGCACCGGCCACACCGGCTGCGACAATCTTGGGCTGAGGTTCCGAGGTGGGGAACCCTGCCGAGTCAGTAGTGACGGGCTTGGTTGAGTCAGTCATGATCTTCTCCTTTACAGCTTCTTGATGAGATCACCGAGCTTGGACCACGCTTGCTTGATCTGCTCAATCAAGCTCAGCTCGGGAGTTGGTTCGGTGGGCGTCTCGGGCTCTTCTGGCTCAGGTGCCGGAACTACCGGGTTCTGACCATACTCAGCGGTCATCGCCCGTGTGAAGTCGATGCTGCCGCCCCACTGACCATTTGACCACTGCTGAAGCTGAGCCCGCTGGTCCCAACGCCCACCAGACCATGCGTAGGTCTGGAAGCCCCACTTGATCTTCCCGGCGTCGAAGGCCGCGTTGAGGGGGCCGAATCCGGCGTACAGGCCAGTGCGGTCAAGACCGATGACACTCGCTATTCCGTCGAGAGCCTTCAGTATCTCCACCATGTCGGAGGGAGAGGCGTCGTAGTCCACGTTGAAATAGATCGGGTTACCCGCAAGTCCAAGGGCCTTCAGGAAGCCGTCTGCGGCCTTCGCCACTCGTACACCCGCTGTGAAGCCTCCAGTGAGCTCATGCCCATCCTCCTCGTAGATGAAGAAGGGCGTGATCTCCTGTGCCTTGAGAGCCGCGATCTCTGCGACGGAGACGCCCTTGTTGGTGCGACCATCGTCGTACTTCGCATTCCACAGGTAGCGGCCTGCGAGCTTGATTCCGCGTGCCTTCATCATGGCCGGGTCAGGGCGGGCGAAACTGTAGTCCACACCGTGAATCGAGCCTGCGGGCTTGAACGCGAGGCCGTCCGAGGTAATACCCCAGTCGCCATCGGAATCTATTCCCTCAGCAGCCTGCCACGCCTTGACGTACTGCGTGGTCTCAGGGCCGTAGTCGCCATCCTGCTTCTCAGCAGGGATGCCAACTGCCTTCTGGATGTCCTTTACAGGCCTATCCGTGAAGTTCTTACCTACCCTCTGCTCGGGCTGAGCTGCCGGTGGAAAGCCCTTAGCATCCGAGATCGGCCCCCACTGAGCATCAGCCGTCAGGCCGTTGGCCCTCTGCCATACGTAGACGTGCTTCGAGGTGATAGGACCCCACTCGTTGTCCACAGGAGCCCCGACCTTGGCCTGGATCTCAGCGACAGAGCGGCCTGTGTAGTTGCCGCCCGCGAGGATGACATCCGCTCCTGTATTGGTGACCGGGCCGTAGATGCCATCCTGGTCCACGCCAAGAATGCCCTGAAGCTCGCGAGTCCCACGCTGGGTGTTAGCACCGTCGAGGCCGTCCTCTTCGCCAACATTGAAGCCGAGGCGGTTGAGCTTATTCTGAGCCGACTTCACCCAGTCAGCTCCATAGCGCTCATTGGCTGGGAAGGAGCCGCTCGGAGTGCTGCTACCACCAATTGGCCAGACGTTGTGGACGTGCCAGCCCTCGGGAGGGTTGAAGGTCAGGCCAGAGCTCGTGAATCCCCAGCGAGGGCCATTGTCCCTGACCCAGCTGTTGCGGCGGGTGCCGATCGTCATAACCCCGGCATCGTTTCCGCTGTCACGAAGGTCGAGGGCTCGTGGCCCTTGTGGGCCGGACTCCTCGTGGTACGACTGTCCTGGAGCAGCCGCGAGGCTGTAGCCAGGGAGCCTGTTGATCCAGCCGTAGTAAAGCCTCTCCTGCTCCGCGCGCGTTCGAGTTCCGGAGTTGACGTGCAACGTCAGACCGAAGGCGCGCTGGAACTCAGCGGCCATCTGGTCGAATCGCGCTGCGACGTTGACTTCGACACGCTCGCCGTCGATGGTGGTGTATCCGAACGACATAGTTACCCCTTCCTACTGGTCAGGCTACCGGCCACGGAGGCACTGTTGCTAGCCGGTAGTCGCTGGCCGGTAGAGATAGGTTGTAGAAGATCACGTCACCACCAGGGTTAATGATGAGCGTCTGTAATGTGTTAGATGAAGTCATCACACTCGACACGAACTGCGCTGTCGGGCGGGCACCAGCAGGCAACGTAAACGCTGTCGTAGTTGCGCACATCGCCAATGTAAAACTTCAACTTCGGATTGTTCAACGCAATTCGCATGTCCTCCTGCTTCTT